GGTGGACTAGAGATAGGTTCCTTATACGTGAATGATTGTGCAGGACAATCACAAGTTATTTCATGTTCTGGAACAACAAGAAGTCTGGAAAATATAACAGTGGATGGTGGCTCGTTCTAACACGAGTAAAAAGTGATATAATTAGGGGTGTATACACACCCCTTTTTTTATGGATCAAGTTCAAGAATTACAACAACTATTACAAATCTATATCAGACGTTTGAATGAGGAAACATCAAAGTCAATAGCATTTGAAGCAAGAATAGTGCAGTTGATAAATCAGATAAATTCTATGCAACCACAAGGTAAGGATGCTGGTGACTTTGCAACACCACCACCTAAAAAGAATGTAGGGAGAGGTAAGACAGCGAAGTAATGGACTCGTATTTCAATGGAATCTGGAAAGACACGAATTATCAATTTCTTAAGTATAGCGGCTATAGTCTGGTCGATTACGTTAATAATCAGAGACCTGATAGCGTCCTAGATGTAGGGTGTGGTTATAATAGACTCAAGGGAAAGATACACAACCTTATAGGAATAGACCCCTATAATGATTGTGCTGACATGAAAATATCTTTAGAGACTTTGGTAACAGATCCTACAGATCCCATATATGAGAAGAGTGCATTTGATATAGTGTTGTGTTTAGGTTCTATAAACTTTGGTGATGAGAAGAATATTGATAATCAATTAAGACTACTGCATCCGTTGTTTAGAAAGGAGATGATATTCAGAGTCAATCCTGGCATACCACATAGAGGTGTAGAAGGTATTGAATGGTTCGGGTGGTCACAAAAAAAGATATACTCAGTCGCAAGAAAATATAATTATGTTGTAAAAGACTTGAAAATGGAATATACAGAACAGAATGATCTAAGATACTTTTTCATCTATACTAAATAACAATGTAGATAAGTTAAATACAATGCTTTCTGGAACCGATTTTGTCAAGAAGATCAAAGAGGGAAACAAAGAACTATTTGAAGCATCACGCTCAAACGTTCGTCGTTTCTTCGCTTCCAACCCCAGTGATGAGTATCTAGTCGAGCATTTTCGTGGACGCATGGTCAACGAAGCTCAGAACATGTACGCTATCGCTGGTCAGGTTGCCACCTCCGATCCTTCTACAGACGTAAAAGACTTAGAACTTCTAAGCCGTCAAGCTATGGACGAAGCAAAGCACTTCCGTATGGTAAAGGAAGTTATAGAGCACATCACTGGTGAACCACTAGATGTTGCTGCTGCATTCGCTGCTGAAGCAGAGAAACCTCAGGCAAAAGGTGCTGAACTTTTAGATAAGTATGAAGCATCTGATGATGAAGCTGCACTCGCTGCATACCAATTGGTAGCAGAAGGAAGAGCAGAAGCAGTATGGAAAGAAATGGCAGACTGTGTAGAAGATAAGTTTATCTCTTCACGTTATGCAACTATTGCTAAAGACGAAGGATTCCACTCAAACTTAGGTGGACGTTCACTTTCTAAACTTGTAGAAGGTAGCGAAGATCTTCAATCACATGTTCTCTCACTTGTAGAGAAGATGAGAGCAGATCTACTTGAGATCAGCAATAAGAACACTGCTACTCCTCTAGCCGTTGTCTAAAGGATTTACGTCCTTTACGGATCTCATTATCTAACCAATGTTCTTTGATGGGATAGACATACTTATGATTGGCATCGACAGTTACAAAATTGTCGATGCCTTCTTTCGTTACAGGGAACTCTAATATTCTCCCAAGGTACTCCATGTACCTTTCTTTGTATAAGAAAAATGCCTCGTGGTCTATAAAATGATGCCTTAGATCAGAATAGTAATCTAGTGCAATATCCATAGTCACTTCACCACCAACTCTTTTTTGTTGTAGTTCGTTTATATTTCTATCTCTACATACAACCGCTATAATCGGTTCAATTCCCATGGTGACTGCTTTATAAGCAACCTCCTTGATCTTTGGTGTGCGTCTAACACCGTCATAAAAGAATGGTACAGATACATTTGCACAGAAGAAATCTCCTTCTGGAAATTCTAATTCATCTGGGTATACCCAATATCTGGCAAATGGTTCCTCATCACTTGGCACCCAATAATTATCTTTGAGTGAATCCCATCCTTTGACCATGGGGTGTGCTGAGAGAAGTCTTGCAAAAAGATGATTACCAGAACCCTGTGGTCCTGTAACGATTAGTAATTTTTTACTCATAGGTCACCCATTTTTCGTCTTCGGTTCTACTACGTGCAGTATTACCTACACCTACATCTCCTACTATATTTCCAGTAGATATTTCAGTTTTAAAATTTCTTTTATCATTGGGATCTGACCATCCACCACAACAACCTGTTCCTTCCTCATCATATGCATGATCCCTATCTTTAGGTTTCATTGGTTCTTCTATGTTTGGATTCCATGGAGATGGAACTCCTGTTCTATTGCAATCGTCTAGAGGACTGTCTTTGATGTAACTTATATACTTGTTATTAGCATCTAACTCAAGTATATTAGTGATCTTATCTCTCTCGTACCATGCGATTGGCATGCCGATATCTAAAGATTTTAGGTACTCCTCTTTGTAAAGGTACAGAAGTTCGTAACTGAGGAAAACAGGTTTATAAAAACCAGACAACTGATCCAAGAAGTACCTAACCGTAGACTCTCCCCTAAGTCTCGTCTGCTGATGTCTGAGAATATTCTGGTCGCGTCCGACCACACAAATTCTCACCTTGATCCCAAGTGACTCGACCTTTTTTGCAAACTGCATGATGTTTGGACGTCTTATAGTCCCTAATTCCTTGATGCCGAGTGGGACACTAACCGATGTAAAAAAATATTCGCTTTGTGACCAATCAAATTCGTCAAGTAACTCTGGATCTTTCCAGTACTTGGCGAAGGGTTCTGATATACGGTGTGCCTCCCAGTAATTATCCAGAAGACTTTTCCACCCAAAAACATCCTCGTGTAGTGAGAAGATTTTTGACCACAGATGGTTTCCCGATCCTTGAGGTCCTGTGAGTATCACGAGTGTCTTGTCCATACCTATAAATTGAAACCCATACTAATTATAACACATAAATACTGCTGTGACAGTCTCTACTGTTTTTTTGATAGGTATATACCACATTAGGAATGGCAAGTCCAACAATTAAGATTAAGCGATCTAGTATCGCTGGAAAGGTACCGCATTACCCTACAACGCTTGATGTAGGTGAGTTTGCAATCAACACTGCTGATGGAAAGGTATTCATAGCAGCAGGAGTTGGTGCGGGAGTAACTGTAAGGGAAGTAGGAATATCAACTGCTCAAGTACTCGCTTCAGGTATAGGTACATTTAGTTCATTAGTAATTACTGATGAAGGACATGCGATTGCTGGTATATCTACAGGTTCAGCAAGAGTAGAGGTAGCAACAGATGCTGGTAATCAATGGCATCACGTAGGATTTTTTGATCATAGAACTGGATATCAGAAGGTAAAGACAAACGGATTGACATACAATCCAAACACTGGAAAGTTATATGCTGGTATAGGAAGTTTTGGTAATGTAACTGCAAGTGGAACCCTTGATGTAGATGGTGCGACTACCTTAGATGGTCTTACTAATGATGGGGATGCAACATTCAATGGTGATGTGTATATCAACAGCACTAGCGATGATTCTAGTGCAGGACCTATACTTGACTTCTACAGAAATAGTGCTTCTGCTGCTGACGCTGACTATCTTGGTCAGATAAAGTTCCAAGGTGAAAATGATGCTGGTCAGAAGATAGTTTATAGTAAGATAACAGGTAAGATATTAGATGCAAGTGATGGTACTGAAGATGGTATCTTAGAATTTGCATTCAAGAAAGCAGGATCAAATAATATATCTGGTAGATTTAGAAGTGATAGTTTACAACTACTGAATGGTACAAACTTTACTGTTGCAGGAGAATCTACATTCACTGGAGTAGTAAATGCCAATCATGGTCTTACTGGTAATATAAACTCAACTGGTATAAGTACTATAGCAGGGTTCACGTTCCCCTCAACCGACGGGAGTGAGGATCAGGCACTTGTTACGGATGGAGCAGGATCGCTATCGTTCAAAACCATCTCAGGTGGAGGTGGAGGAGGTGGTGCTGTAGGTGGTGCTACAAGTATTAGCACTAATAATACTGTAGCAACAATGGGACAAACCCAATTTACTGCACCTAACGTATTTGATGATGGTGTACAAGCAACCTCATTCCCTGTCCTTGTAACATTGAATGGTGTAAAAATGAGAGTTGGTGCATCAAATGATTATCAACTATCTGCACCACAAACAATCAATTTTAACTCTGGGGTGAATATAGGTGACAATGTACAAATTACTGTCTATTTTGGACACACGTTTGAAGAAGAGTTATTTACAGCAACGCAAAATCAAACAACGTTTACGCTTGCTGGATCTCTCTCTGCTTCTAAGAACTACAGAGTTTATCTCAATGGGGTCAGACTCAGAAACAACATTGACTATCAAGCGTCTGCTGCTGTTGTATTGGCTCAAGCTTGTGCAGCTGGAGATGAAGTGGATATATGCTCAGATCAAGCCGAAGATCAACTAATTGCTAATGATGGTCAAGTATCATTTGCACCATCAAACTCTCTTACATCTTCTGATAATATGGAGATATATTTGAATGGTGTTTTACTATCAAAAGGTGTTGATTGGAGCATAGGTAGTCCTGCTGTAACAATAATTGAACCTTCAACTGGTCTAGACGTAGGTGATGAGTTAGATATTGTTGTAAGACGTTCATAAATACAGGAAAGTATATCATAAATGGCTAACCCTGCAACTAGAGAAGAATTAGTAAAGTATGCGAAGAGGCAGTTGGGTGCACCTGTACTTGAAGTTAATGTTGCTGATGAACAAGTCGAAGACTTGATGGATGATGCTATCCAAATATATCAAAACCGTCACATGGATGGTGTTGAGTTGATGTATCTAAAGCATAAGATAACAACTAACTTTTTGGATGCAATAAAAGCGAGGAAAGATGATGTCGCAACTGGCATTACAACTACTACAGCTTCTGCTAATATCACAGGTATTGGCACAACTGTTTTTTCTTTTGAAGAGAACCAAAACTTTATTCAAATTCCTGACGCAGTAATAGGTATAGAAAGAGTATTCAAATTAGATAATAGACTCATCAGCACAAACATGTTCAATATCAATTACCAGTTGATGTTGAATGACGTGTACTTCTTTAGTTCCATGGAACTGATGGGATACACAATGACAAAAAGATATTTGGAAGATTTGGATCATATATTACATCCAGAGAAGCAGATAAGATTCAACAGACGTCAGAACAGATTATATCTTGATGTTGACTTCTCCAGTATGCAACCAAATGATTATCTTATTATAAGATGCTATCGTGTATTGAATCCTAATGACTATCCAAAAGTTTATAATGATCCATTCTTGAAAAGATACTTCACTGCACTATTGAAAAAACAATGGGGTCAGAATCTCATTAAGTTTGCGGGTGTAAAATTACCTGGCGGTGTAGAACTAAATGGTAGACAGATATACGAAGATGCTCTAGGTGAGATTGAGAATCTAGAGAGTAAAATGGCAACTGAATATGAATTACCACCCCTTGATCTAATAGGATAATGAAAACATTCAAACAATTTGCATCAGAAGCAGGAATCGTCAAAACCATAGACGGTATGAAAAACTTGACACCAGGTGAGATTGATAAAAGTTTGAACATAATCAAACGATCCTCCCGTGGTAAAGAACGAGATAAAAGGTTCAATACTTTTCTAAAACAAATTGATTACTAATGGCACTCAATCCCTTCTTTCAGCAAGGTACTCCGTCTGAGCAAAATCTTGTTCAGGACTTGATAAATGAACAGATCCGAATGTATGGGGTCGAGTTTGTTTACATGCCAAGAAACTTTGTGAATGTAAAAACTATAATGAGAGAGGTCTCTAGTTCTACTTTTGACCAATCAATTCCTATTGAGGGTTACATTGAGTCATATGAAGGGTTCGATTCTGGATATAATTTACTAACAAAATTTGGTGTGAGATCTACTGCTGAAATGAAGATTGTGATATCTCAGGAGAGATATAAGAATGTAGTATTACCTTTGGTGCAGACAGGTTTAGCAAATCCAACTGACCGTCCTAATGAAGGTGACTTACTATACTTCCCATACAGAGACTTACTACTAGAAATAAAATATGTAGATGATGTTAGTCAATTCTATCAGTTACGTAAGAACTACACATACACACTTACCTGTGAACCATTCGAGTACCAAGACGAGGTTATCGACACTGGTATTGCTGCAATAGATGATGACATGGCAACTGCTGGATATGACGCAACATTGAAGTTAGTTGCTGTAGGTAGCACTGCGAGCATGATAACAACAGTTGTGAATGGAGGTATTGGCAGGATCGACCTCCTAAACGGAGGCACAAACTATACTGCTGATCCACGTATCAGGATCAGTGCTCCTGTAGTATCTACTGGTATCACTGCAACTGCTATTGCTATTTCAACTGCTATAGGACTCACTGACAGTAGAAGGGTACAAGATGTATTCATAACAAATCCTGGTGCTGGATACACATCACCACCCACAATTCAGTTCTTACCTGATGATGGTAAAGGTAGTGGAGCATCCGCAAGAGTTGCCATATCTACGACTGGTTCTGTGGGTGTTGTTACCATAACCAATGTTGGTACTAAGTATACTGTTCCTCCAACACTTACGTTTGACAGTCCACCTGGTGCAGGTACAACTGCAACTGCTGTTGCTGTATTGAATGATACTGGTGGAATTGGTGCTGTGCGTATTACAAACGCTGGTTCAGGTTATGCAACTGTTCCAGATATAACTGTTTCTGCTGCTGGAACTATAGGTGTTGGCACATTCTCCTTTGGTGAAATTATTACTGGTCAGTCCTCACTTACAACTGCATTTGTTACATCATGGCATGCTCCTTCTCTCACTCTTACTGCAAGGAATCTTGCTGGTGACTTCAATGTTGGCGAACTTATTGTTGACAATGAAGGTTCTGCATACAGACTACATAGTATTAATTACGATGATAATGATGCATACAACAGTGGTGATGACATCCAAGTTGAAGCAGACGACATCCTAAACTTTACAGAGAAGAACCCATTTGGTGAAGTATAATGATAGGCAATTATTTTTACAACGAGACAGTTAGAAAGACCGTAATTGCTTTTGGAACTTTATTTAATAATATAAAGATCAAAAAGTTTGCGAGTGATGGTAAGTCTATAAGTCAGATTAAGGTGCCCATAGCATATGGTCCTATACAAAGGTTTCTTGCGAGGATAGAACAACAATCAAATTTTGATGATAACGTAGCAATCACACTACCAAGACTATCATTTGAGTTGACTTCTTACACTTATGATCCTACAAGAAAGGCATCTCCTGTGCAAAAATTTACTATGAAGTCTCCTAATGACAAGATAAAAATCAAAAAGATGTTCTTACCAGTGCCATATGATATTGGATTTAGACTTAGTTTTGCTACCAAACAACAAGATGATGCTCTGCAAATTATAGAACAGATATTACCATTCTTCCAACCATCATATAACGTAACAATCAACATGCTGGAAGGTGTGGAGGAGAAAAGAGATATACCATTTACTTTGATGTCTACTACATTTACTGATGAGTATGAGGGTGACTACTCTACTCGTAGGTTTATACAATATGATCTTGACTTTGTTTCTAAAACATATTTCTATCAAGAGGTTCCAACAGACGAGAACGGTATTATCAAGAAGGTTCAAATCGATTACTCTACTGCTATACGAGCACCAAGAGAACAAAGATACGTTGT